TCAGCGCTGCACACAAACGCCAACCCCTTCGACCGCACGCTCACGCGCCTGCAAGTATCTCAGTTTCTCCCCGTCCCGCTCGGCTCCTGCGAAGAGATCGACAAGATCCGCCGCATCCTCTCCAGATAGCTCACATCGGCCGGCGGCTCCATCGCCCAGGCTGGCGGCGGGCTGATCTTCACCTGCGCCGGCACTGGCGTCGGGCTGGCAACGGGCGCGCATTGACATCCGTACATCACCAGCAGCAAGAGCGCGCTGCAGACGCGTGTTCTCATCGGTGGCACGTTGCATCTCCGAGAAATGGGTACGGTCGAGCGCGTCGAGCTGGTCGGTAAGCTGCCGGTGCCGGGCGATGGCAGCCTGCAGCGCGGTCATAACGGTATCGATGGCGGCTTGGCGCTCGATGGCGTGGTCGCGTTGCATCTGCGCGATGGTCTTGTCGTAGCGGTTGGCCTGCCAGCCCCACGCGGCTGCTGCAGCCACCGCTGCCACTGCCAGGAGCCGGACGATTGCGAAGTTCATTGGCTTTGCCTTGTCGGATGATGTGAGTGACCCACAGCCCCGCCACCGCCAGCGCGCAGTGCAGTTGCACGGTGGCGATGTTGGGGGTGCCGTCGAGCGCGGCGGAGGCGCTGCCGAGCGCGCACAGGGCAACGGCGCCCAGCAGCAGCGCGCCGCGCAGCCCATGCGGAATGGCCTGCGTGAGCGCAGACCACGCCGCCCCCGCGCAGATGGCCACGAGCGCCACGATGTCGATGGCGGTGAGCACGTCGTTTTGGCTGATCGTCATTCTTTGCGGCCTCCTGTCCAGCGTTGGGCTGCCTGCTGCAGCCAGTCGTGCACCAGGCGCCGCAGCGCCGGGAGCTCGCCGTACGCGTGGCCGACGATCGTCAGCCCGAACACGCCGGCGATGAACTTGATGGCGTCAGACACCAGCCCGACTGGCACGCCACTCCACCCAATGACGCCGTTGCCGAGGTAATGCGCACACACGATGCCCAGCAACAGCGCCGCCACGCGCTGCACGGGCGTGCCCGGAATAAACCGCAGCGACACCAGCGCACCAGCCGCGCTGGGCAGAATCGTGTCCACCACGCGCAGCAGCGCGCCCCAACCTGTTTGCTCTGCCATTCATGCTCCCAATGCTTGTTTGGCGACCGCCCAACGCGCGCGGCGCGGCTCTGCGCCTTCCATGGCCGGGCCGTTGATGCGGCGCGTGATTTCGTCGAACTTGCCGGCGTCAGCCAGCTTGCCCAGGCCGAATGCCCACCAGTACCAACCGGCGGAGAGCGCGGCGTATTCATCGCGCTCCAGCAGCTCGGGATGTGTCAGAAGGTCGAGATCGAGCGCATGGCCGCACTCGCGGTAGTTGGCCAGGAAGGTGATTTGCTTGAGGCCGCGGCCCCGGTAGCGCCAGCCGTCACCGCTGGCGGCATCGCCATTGCCGTAGCGGTTGGCGTAAGCGATGTTGGCAATGCGCATCTGCCGCTCGAGCGGCACCGCGCGCTCGTCGGGCGCGCGGCCCAGCGCGAAGGCCAACGCTGGCGTGATGCGCGAGAACATGGCAGGCAGCGCGGCCACGGCGTAGTTGAAGGATTCCGTTACGCGCGTGAACCCGCCGGACTCGTGCCCGATCTGCGCGATGAAGGCCGCTTGCTGCGCGGGCGTGGAGATGCCGAAGCGCCTGCACGTGGCTTCGATGTGCGGCCACCAGCGATTGGCGAGCCCGGGCGACAAGGACGCAGCCTTGCTGAAGGATTGTTTGTTCATGGCTTGGAAAAGAAAAAGCCCGCCGGGTGGCGGGCTGTTTGGGATGCGGCCGCAATTGCGAGCGCGCGTGTCTTGTTACTTGGGCGGCGCCGGAATGACCAGGTTGGTCACCTTGGCCGCCTTCTTCGGCTTGCCCTGCCCCACCTTAGCCTTGCCGGTGTTGCCGCCATTGAGGCTCACGTTCACCAGCCAGCTTTTGTTGGCGTAGATGTGCGTGACCGTCTCGGCCAGGTAGTCGCCGTCGGCTTGGGCTTTGAAGCCTTGCAGGCGCAGTGTTTTCTCAGCGCTGATGTCGGCCCGGCCCATCATTTCGAGCTCGCCCTCGGCGGTGCTGCGGTTCATGTGTTGCAGCGTGGCTTTGGCGGCAGCCTTGGCGGCCTGCGGGCTGGCGTGCACGTGCCGCTCGGTGTGCGTGGCCTGCGCGGGGCCGCCGTCTGGCGCGTCCGGGTTCGGGATGTACAGATCGATCTTGCGGCCGGTCTTGGCATCGTGCGCGCGGGTTCTGACACCGCCGACGCTGCTGCGATCAGGAAACGTCAGGCGATAGCGCATCAAGTCTTCCGGCCGCAGGACGATGGGCGCGAGCGGTTTGCCCTCTGCGGATTTGCCACCGCCGCGCGGGGCGACGATCAGCCGGCCGCCCTTGACCGTTGCCGTGCCGCCGTACTGGCGCGCGAGTCGGGTGATGAAATGCAGATCGCTTTCGCCAAACTGGTCGACGCGTTCGATTTGCGCCTCGATCGCACATGCGGGCTTCCACCCGTGCCGCGCGGCCACGCTCGCCACAATGGCGGCCAGCGTGGTGCCGGTGTAGCTGGCGTTGCGCTGCGCCTTGGCGGTGGCGCGCATGTCGGCCGGTTTGCCGCGTATGACGATGGTGGCGGGCGGGCCGCTCAGCTCGATCTCGTCAACAGCGTACGTGCCGCGTGTGGATAGGCCTTTGCCCGCCCAGCCGAACGAGATGCGCAGCGTGGCGCCCTTGGGCGGGAAGGCGATCTTGCCGTCGCGGTCATCAAGGCGGATCTCGCAGCGGTCGGCTTCCATGCCGGGCTTGTCGGTGGTGCGGATCTCCAGCACGCGATCGCGCAGCAGCGCGGTGATGTCTTTGCCGTCTGCCAGGACTTCGAATTGCGCTTCCATGCGTTACGTCCAAAGCTGGATGGGCTCGTCGCGCGCGGGGGCGAGATCCGGCAAGTAGATCTCCACGCCGGCGGCGTACGGTTGGCGCCGCGCGGCGAGGCCCGGGTTGGCATCGAGCACGGCTTCCACGGTGCCGGCCAGCGTGCCGTATGCGCGGTAGCAGAGCACGTCCAGCACGTCGCCGTCAGATGTTCTGATAGTCATCGCCATAGCGTCGGAACTCCAAATCGAAACCCTGTTTGCGTGGCGTGCCATCGGCCAGCAGCGCGTCTTGCTCTTCGCCCACGCGATCGAGGAAGTAGCGGCCGAGCACGTCGCCCGAGCCGGTGGTGAGTTGCACGGGCTTGAGCGCGGCGCCAATGGCGCGCAGGCGGTCAAGCTGCCCTGCCCCGGCGCCGCCGGCGGTGAAGATGGCGCCCGATACGGTGATGGTGTCGCCGCCGGCGCCCACGGCTTGCAGTGCTTCTTGCCGCTGAATGCGTTCCTGCGCGGCGATGTTGTAACGGGTCTCGCGGCGCAGGCGGTCATACGCGGCCGTGCTGAGGCCGAACTGGAATTGCTCGCCGTCGTCGGTCGACAGCACGAGCAGGCGTTCGGTGGCGCCGGCGGCTTGGCCGGCGCCCAGGATCTTGTCCGGGCCGAGCGCGTAGCTGGGCACCAGGCTGCGCACGTTGGGCGAGACGGCGGGCAGCACGGCATCGAGGCGGCGGCGCACGGTTGCCAGTGCGTCGCCGGTTGACCGGGTTGCCTGCAGGACGGCGGAGAACCGCTCGCCGACTGCGGTGCGTTGGATGCCGACCAGCGCGGTATCTGTCAGGCCGAGCGCGCGCTGTGCCGCACCGCGTACGGCTGTCATGCGCCCTACGCCGCCAATGGCTTCAGCGGCAGCGGCGAGCGCGGTACCGGCGGTGTTCAGGTCGCCCAAGGCCTGCGCCTCGTGGCGCTGGGCGTTGGCCTGCCCCGTGCCGCCGGGCTTGTCGAGCAACCGCTCCATTTGCCGGACGTGCTCGGCAGCGCGCGCCGCATGCGTTGCCGCTGCGGATGCGAAGGTCTGAAAATCCATGGTGTGTTCCGTTACAGATGCGGGCGATCCGACATTGCCGCCCGGCGTTGCTGCGCGGCGTAGTCGTCAAACTGGCGGCGCAAGTGCGGCATCAATTCCTCGGCAAGCTGGCGCGGGTCTTTGACGTCGCCATGTACCGTTAGCGCGATGCGCGGCGCGAACTCGAAACGTTGGTCGACCTGCGGCGGTGCCGCCGGTGGTGCCTTGGCCAGCGCACTGACCGTGCCGAGTGCCTCTGCGGCGCCAGCGGGCAGGACGGGCTTGCCGGTGGTCAGCTCGGCCTTGGGCTTGGTGTCACCCAAGGCGAGCCCGGCGGCGGCGCTGCTGGCCTTGCCGCCCAGGTACGAACCCAACATGCCGCCGAGCAGACCGCCAACAACGGTGCCGATGGGCCCAGCGATGGCGGTGCCGGCGATTGCACCAATGGCGCGGCCCGCTGCGCCGCCGGCAAGTTCGCCCGCGAGGCCTGCGCCAATGCCCGCGATGGCTTTGGCCTTGTCGGCTTTGGTGCCGGGGCTCTCGGCCGCTTCGGCGCTTGCCATGCCGGCCGTGCCCACCAGCGCCAAAACGCCCGCGACAGAGCCGACCTTGCCCAGCTTGGGTGCCGCACCTTTCAGGAACCGGCCCGAAGCGCCCAGCACGCCGGGCGCCTTTGCGGCAGCCGGCGCCACCTTGGCCGCAGTGCCGGCCACCTCGGCCGCACGGCCGACGCCTGCAGCCACGGCAGTGCCGCGAGCGATGTTGGTCAGCCCCTTGCCGATCGACCACACGGCGCGCCCGCTGCGGAACGCAAGAATCGACGCCAGCACACCGCCGATGGCGACGGTAGCCTTTGGCGATTCCGCCGCGAGCTTACTGACAGAGGTGCCGGCGCCGGCGGCGAGATCCGCAACGCTATCCGTTACGGGCTTGAGCGCATCGCCAATGCGGCGCATCGCTTCATCCCACGCCTGCCCCACTTCGGCCCATTTCTGTTTGGAGCTGGCGCGGCGGTCTTCGAGGTCTTTCTCGATCTCGCCGGTGGCCTTGGCGCCCTCCTTCTTCAGGCGCTGGTACAGATCGGTGTTCTGCATGTAGGCTGTGAGCGCGGCCTTGACCTGCATGTCGTTGAAGAGATCGCCGGTCTTCATGGTCTCTTCAAACGCGCGCATCTGCGCTTCGCGCTTGGCGGGGTCGGATTCGCCGTTGAACTGCTTGGCCGCGGCAGCGAGTTGCTGGGCTTTCTCCGGGTCGGCCTGCTCGATGTACGCGCGGGCCAGCACGAAGGATGCTTCCATCGTGCTCCAGCCTTTGCCGATGGCTTCGCGCATCTTGGCCTGATAGTCGATGCCAGCCTTGGCGTAGTTGCTGGCGGTCTCTCGGCTGCCGATCTTGGAGAACCAGTTCTTGGTGTTGTTGGCCGCCTCGTCTGCGCTGCCGGCGGTTTTCATCTGCACCTGCAGCAGCGCGCCGAGCTGCTCGACAGAGGTGTTACCGACAATGCCCAGCTTCTGCATGTCGGCCAGCAGCACCGGGAACCAGCGCGCCATGTCGCTCGATTCGAACGAGCCTTCCTTGCCTTGAAACGCGATGGTTTCCAGCGCCTGCGCCATCTTGGCGGGGTCGGCAATTTTGGCGTTCTGCTCGAGCGCCTGAATCATCCGCGCGGTTTCCTTCGGGTCTGCACCCTGGCTGATGGAGAACTTGCCCACCAGCGGCGCGAACGACAGCGCGCGGTCGAGATCCATGCCGGCCGACACCATCTGGTTGACGGCATCTGCCAGCACGTTGCGGCCGATGCCGCTCTGCTGTGCGGAGGTAGCAATGCCGCTGCTCATCTCGCGCTCTTTGTCGGTGCGCGCGGCACCCGCCTTGATGGCGATGTCGCGGATGATGGCCTCGTAACCGGCGGAGATGGCGGTCGGCACCGCTGCTGCAGCGACAAACTTGCCGGTGTCGCCAATGGTGTTGCCCAGGCCGTCTCGGCCGCTGGCGATGAGCTCAGCGCCGCGCGCACGCAGTTCCAACCCGCGTGCGGTGCGGCCGAGCCGTTGGTACGAACGGTCGAGCCGGTCGACCTCGAACCCGGCATCGCGCAGCGCGCGGGTGTTGCGCTCGATTTTGATGCGCACCTTGTCGGCCGCGCGGTCGCCGGCGGCGTGCAGATCGCGGAACTCGCGCTGCAGGCGCTGCGTCTCGCCAATGGTGTTCTGCCAGACGCGGGCCTCGCCAGCGCGTTTCTTGAGTGCCTCCAGCTTGGTGCCGACCTCGTTGACGGCACGGCCCAGGGTTGAGCTGACCGCGCCGCCGATGAGGATGCCAAGGGCGATGTCTTTTGTTGCCATCCGTTCTCCTGCTACTTGGCGGCGCCTGCGCGCGTTGCTGCGTCAGTCGGTCAACCACCACACCATGTCGTCGACCGTCATGGCATCAATGTCAGATGGTCTGACGCCCATCGCCAGCAGGCGCTTGGCCAGGCGCTTCAGGTCCGGCATCGGCAGCCTCGCGGTCGGCCAGCAGCCGAAAGTAGCCGCGCTGCACGCGCTGGTAATCAACGTAGGTCAGGCCCTCGATGTCGTCCTGGCCGACGCTAGCAACGGACGCGAAGAGCAGGATCTCGCGCAGTTCTTCATCCCCGCCCGACTGCTGGCCGGCGATGCGCATGTCTCGCACGGTGGGCTGGCGCAGCGTGAGCGCACTGACCTTGACGCCGTTGGCGGTGGCGGGAAACTTCAGCTTGATGGTTGTGATTTGCATTTCGGTGTGTCTCTTGTGGGCTCTTACATGCCGATGGCGGCGCGCACTTCCGCGAGCTGGTCAACGCCGTCAATGACGCGCTTGCAGCCGAGCACGTCGATCTCGTGCCAGACGCGGCCGTCGATCTCCAGCTTGTAGTAGTTGACGCTGACGGAGTACTTGGATTCGGACATCGCGCCGGGCTTCCATGAGCCCGGGTCGACCTCGTAGAGCATGCCGCGCAGGACAAGGACGACGCTGCGCGTCTTGCCGTCGGTGCCGCGCACTGCGCCACGGAAGGTGCCGTTGAAGGCGTTCTGATCTGCCAGGCCGAAGAGCTTCAGCACGGCAGTGGACAGCGTGACGAGCGAGAACGACGCTTCCATCGCCTCCATGCCCATGTCGAGCTTGACGGCTGCATCCATACCGCCGGCGCGGTAGTCCTCGGTCTTGATCTTCAGCTTGGGCGGGGTGACTTCCGTCGCCTTGCCGGCGAGGTTCGTGCCATCCACAAACAGGTTGAAGTTGTAGAGTGTCTCGGGTACCAACTTGCGCCTCCGTTATTTGGTGTCGAGCACTTCGGTCAGCCACTCATTGGTGACCTCGAAGCGGAAGATTGGGTTTTCTGCGGGGATGACATCGGTGAACCGCACGTTCCACACGACGCGGCCCTGCTCGATCTGGCTGGCGGTGTTCAGCACCGGGTCTGCGTAGACCTCGAAGTTGATCAGTGCGCCCGCGTTGCGCTGGTCGCGCATGAACGCGTGCAGCCCCTCTGTGACGTCGTGCACGTACGTTTTGGTGATGCCACGGTCGATGGCCCATTTGTGGCCGGCTTGCGCGGCATCCATGAGGATGTCCAGCGTGCGCACGCGTGTGACGAACGACCATTTCGGATCGGCAGACAACGTGCGGTTGCCCCACAGCCGGTAGCCACCGTCGCGAATGATGGTGGCGATGCGGGCCTCGTTGAGCAGGTTGGCGCGGCAGGCTGGATCGTTGTCGAGAAACTCGATGGGCCGGCCGGTGCCGGTGATGCCGACGAATTCCTTGTTGGACGGCGACGCCCAGTAGCCGTATTGCGCATCGGTGTAGGCGAACAGACCTGCGACAAAGGCGGATGCCGGTGCGTCGGCCTCTGCGTTGGCGGTGGTGTCCCACGTGCGCACGCCGGGGTCGACCATGTACAGGCGTTTGGAGCCGAAGTTGCGCGCATACGCGAGCGCGGCTTCGTCGGTGGTGTTCGGCCCGTCGATGATGCCGATGGCGCGCAGCTTGGACGCCAGTGCATCCACAGCAGTCGCAACCGGCTGGCGTGCGGAGAACCCCGGCGCGATCAGCAGGCGTGGTTGGACGTTGAAACGTGATTTGGCATCGAGCAGCGATTGCAGGCCCGTGCGCATGCCGGCGCCCGTTGTGCCGCCGATGACGCTGGAGGTGAGCGCGTCTGCATCGTCGGACTCGGCCACGCCGGTTGCAACGATGACGGCCGATGTGCGTTCTTGGATCGCCTTGATGGCGCGGGTGATGGCGCTGTTTTGGCCGAAGGCCTGCGCCGCCTCGCGCGGGTTAGTGATTTGCACCGGCACATCGGGCTGCACGAGATCCGGGCCCGGTGTGTACGTGTCAACCAGGCCGATGATGGACGACGACGGCACGGCGATCGGGCGCGGGCCGGTGTCGACAATCGTGGTGGTGATGCCGTGGAAGAATGAAGATGCCATGCGGCTCCTCGATGGGATGTAGAGATGAAAAAGCCCCGCGTGATGGCGGGGCTCGTTTGGGTGTGCGGTCAGTGGCCCTTACGGCAGGGCGGCGGCGGCGGCGTCCGGCATGCTGGGCCACGTGAAATCGGCCGGGAAACCGGGTAGCTCCGGCACCTCTCGCAGGGCCTGCCGGTACTGGCCCACCTGCTGCGCCTTGCTAGCGTCGCCGGTGTCCATGGCCTTGTAGAACATGGCATCTGCTGCTTCAAGGCGGCGATCGCGCTCTTCGCGGGCGCGTTGTCCCAACACGTGCAGCCGAGCAGCGTCACGATACTGCTCGACCAGCGCGGCCACTTCTTCGTCGGTGGGCTGGTCGTCTACGTGCCACGCGATGATGCGCGCGGCTTCGGTCTGCTTGCCGGTCTCGCGGCACATGCTCTGGCCGACCCAGAAATCGACGCCGTGAGCGAGATCGGGGTACTTCTGCTGCAGGCAGAAGATCAGTTCATCGTGGGTAAGCATTGGGCTGTGTCCTCATTGGTTGCGCAGTTGGACCGCGCGCAGATAGTGCGTGTAGAAGCCGTTGCGCAGGCCGACCAGTACGTACGGAGCAGGCAGGTCAGCCTCCCCGGAGCTTGAGCCGGTGGAGACGCCACCAAACTCAGTGATGTCGGTGTTCCATTGGCATACCGCCCCCGAGTTGGCTTTGCCACCGCTCAGGCTCGTGAGGTACGTGGAAAGCCACTGCCCGGCCCACGACATGTAGACGTTGCCGTTGGTGGCGAGGATGCCGCCACCGTTGCCAGCGTGTATGTCGCCTTGAGCGACCAGGGTGCCGCTGCCGCCGAAAGTGAAAGCGTTGACGCGGCCTCCGACGTGCATGGAGATATAGGGAACAGTTGCATCGCTACCGCCCGCATAGCAATCAATGGCCGCTAGATGCCGCATTCCCCACTGCGTCCATCGGATGCCCATGTACGCACCTACGTTGCTGGGGCAATCGATTTGCAGGGCGGGCGTGCGGGAGGCGTTCCATTCGGAAAAGGCGCCGCCGATGGAATCCGTACCGTTCGAGGAAACCTGCAGCGCGCTCCTGCCGTACCCAACACCGAAGTTGAAACCCCGGTTTGCGATCAACGCACCACCGTCTGTTGTGATTGGATTGGGCAGGTTGCCCGTATCCCAAGGCTCATGGCCGGCGAAGTTCGGCCGTACCCCAAATGCCCACTGGCCGGTGGTGTAGTTGATGTAGAACGGCTGGTGCCGGTTTGTACCGTCAACGTTGTAGCTGCCGAGGATTAGGTTGCCGGTCGGACCTACCGAGTACAGCCGCCAGATAACGGTATCGCCACCGAACTCCAGAAAGCCGCGCCCGTCGTTGTTGTAGGCCGGCAGGTTGACGTTGGCCCGCGTCTTGATTAAGTCGGCCACGATGCCGGCCGGTGTGGACATGTTGCCGTTGCCATCGATTGCGCACACACGTACATACGTTGAGAAATCACCCTTGGCGGCCGTATTGCGATCGATGATGAGGCTCCCGTTGCTGGGGACCACACGAAAGCGACCTACCGTGATGGGTTGGGCCGTGTCAGTGAAAAGCAGCTCATTCGATGTTCCGCTGATGTCAACGATGCCAGTGACCACGCCGCCCGAGCGCGGCAACGCATCGGCCGCAATCTCCTGGACTTCATCGACATGCCGGGACAGCGCCGCGACCGATTCCTTGGTTGCGTAGCGCTTGTCCGCATCAACTGTCACGGCCATGCGAACGGCGGTCACCTGCTCGTCGACATACTCGCGCGTTGCCACGACGACGGCTGGATCGATCTTCAGAACGATACTGCCGGCCGCCTTGTGGATCAGCATCATGCGGAAGAACTGACCACGCCCGGAGCCTTCTGCGAGCACGGGCTTGTAACTGGGCGGCACGTTGGCAACCGCGAACAAGTCGCCGTCTTCGTCATACAGCCCGAGCTCACGCGACCACCATCCGCCCACCTCTTCGGGCAGGTAGACCTCGGCAATCACGATGCTTGCGTTCTTCTCGTCGCGAACGAGGCGGTTTAACGGCCGGCGCAGGCGTTCGCGCACCAGGGCGCGTTGTGCAGCGCTCGGCATCACATCCGCGTCCGAGCCGCCGTCGATACCGCCGTCGCCCACGGCCATCTCGGTGAGCGGGACCATCGTATTGGAGAGCAGCGCGCGAGCCATCTTGGCTTCGCCCGTCTCCGTCAAAGTCGCAAAGTACTTAGCCATTCGATACCGTAGTAATTTCAACAACGTGAGCAGCCACCGCCGAGTGGGTGGGGCCTTCTGTGGTAACAACTTCAGGCATGTACGGGTACACCGTCACCGTGTCGCCATCGAAGCAGGCGGCGTGCGCGCCAACGTACCCGGCAATCTCGGCGCTCACTGTCAGGCCGGTGAGGTGCCGCGAGAGCGGCCGAACGTCGTCGACGATCTGCTCGATCTCTTGGTAGGTCGCCTCTGTGACGCCCGTGTTTTCGATGCCGACATCGAGCGAGAACGTGCCCCGCTCGCCGGGTGGCTGCGTCTGCCACCACTCCTGAATCGTCAATCGATAGCCCAGCGGTTCAAGTGCACGCCGCAGGGCGCCCGCTGTGCCCTTTCGCTGATGCACGCCAAAGGCGTTTCGCACAACGCGGCGCTTGACCTCTTCCGGCCAGTTGGCATTCCAGCGGTCTACCGAGCGAGCGCTTGCCAGGTAGGGCAGCAGCCGCACGGGGCACGTGTCCGCATCCCACAACTGATTCAGCGGGACGGGCGTATCCAGCAGCGTGAGGATGGTTTGCGCCAGAGCGCGTTCCAGCGGCGTCGCATTTGCGGGCAGCAGCGTTTTGTCACTCATCTGCGCCCCCGACAACAACGTCGATGCCCGTGCAGTAAGACGCCTCTGTCAGGTCGACGATGATGTCTTCGGCGGGCTCGGGAACTTCCACGCGCTGGACGCCCGCCACGTGTGCCGCGGCAAAGATGGCGGAGCGGCGTACATCTCGGCCGATGCGGCGTTGCTCCTGCGCGTAGGCGGTGAGCCGCTCCCACGCAGCGGCAACCATGGGCTCGGCTTCCGGGCCGGGGTAGTGGTACAGCACGACGCGCAGCCGGTACGGGATGATGCGCGCCCCTTGTACGGTCAGCCGGTCGGCCAGCGGGCGGACGTCTTCATCGCTGAGTGCCTCCCGCACGCGCTCCACGAGCTCGTCAGACGCGGTGCCATCGCCTTCGTTGCTGAGCACGGACACGATGACTTCCGCCGCCGCCGGCGAGATCGCGCGTGCGTCTGCCACGCGGCCGTCTGCGGCGCGTGCATGAAGCTCATACGCTGCGCGGGGGCCGGCAACGGACAACCGTTCGAAAGCGCCCTGCGCGCGCGTGCGCAAGCTGGCTTCTGACTCCATGACGGGCGCGACTGGCGGAAACGCATCCGGGTCGCCCGGCACGGCAATGAGCCGCTTCGTATCGAGGCCGGCGGCCAGATGTTCCAGATCTGCGCCGACGGCGAAGCCGAGCATGGTTGAGCGGGCCGAGTCGTTGACGTGCGCGCGTTGTTGCACATCAACGTACGCGAGCAGCTCGATCAGCTTGACCACGGGGTCAGACTCCATGGTGGCCGACCATTCGGGGCACAAGCCCATGAAAGTTGCGAGCAGCCGCTGGTAGCACGCCTCGAAGTCGAGCGGCTCGACAACATCGGGCGGCGGCAGCGCGGATAGGTCGATTACGCTCATGACATCACCTTGAGATCGACGGCCCGCTCGCTGTAGATACCGACGACACGCCAGACCACCCTGCCGTCTTCAATGCCTTCCACCCGTATGCGCGAGAGGCGCAGGCGCGGCTCCCACCGTGTGATGGCGCGCGCTGCTTCTGCCTGCGCGGCGGCAACCCAGCCGCGCGTGATGGGCAAGTCCACCTTGTCGGGCAAGTCGCTGCCGTATTCGGGGCGCTCCCGCCGGGTGCCGCGTCGTGTGCTCAGGATGTCGGTCAGGCTTTGCAGGAGGTGGTCCATGCCCGAGAGCAGCGCTCCGGTGCGTCTGTTCATGCCGACGACAGCCACGGTGCCTCCAATGAAAAAAGACGGCACATGGCCGCCTTGTGATTAATGGACTACTGAACCTAGAACGGCTTTCCGACCGCCGCGCCGTCGCCCTGCTCCATGTGCGAGTGACCGCGCAGGGACACATCGCCGGCCAGCACGTCATCTGTGGCTTTGATGCCGCCTTGAATGGCGACGGCGGTACCGCCGGCGGCGCCCTGCCCTGACAGGCCGCCCATGAACGCCAGCGCCTTTTCCACGAGCGCATTGCCCGTGAAGGTGGATGCCGGCACGTCGGCGCGCAGTTGCGGCGCTTTCAGCACGGCGCCGTCGGCGCGCAATGTGAGCGATGTATCGCCGACCTGCAGGACGATTTGCCCGCCTTCCGGAACTGCGAGCCGGTATTCGTGCGCGGCATGGTCGTACTGCTCGCGGGCGCCGTCCTCATAATCGACGGCCGTAACATCTGCCGAATCGTCATTCGCGCCGCCGTGCTGGTCTGTGTAGAAGCCGGCCAGGACAAAGCCACCTTCAAGGCAGCCCGATGGCGAGATCAACAGCGCCTGCTCTTTGGGCGACGGCGGACGCCATTCGCGCACACGGCCGCCGGCGCGCGTCCACCACGGCAGCCAGTCAGACGTCCAGTCCCCAACGGTGACAGTGCAACGTGCGGCAGCGTGGTCGACCTGCGCAATGACGCCGGCCTGCACGATGCACGCAAGGCGCCGGTCTGCTTCACCCGCTTCGTAGCCCATGGTCTGCCTCGCTGTGTCGCGGCTGGATGTCGAAATCGACAGTCGTGCCGCTGGTGTCTTCAAACGCCCATTCTGGCGGGCCGAGGTCGAATTCGTGCCGCCACTCGGCAGCGATGACGCTGTAGCCGTCGAGATCGGGCCGCATCCCGTCTGGGTGGAAGCCGTCGGCCTCCAGCTCGGCCATGGTGACGGGCAAGCCCCAGGTTTGATCGTGCAATACCTTGATGAGCCGCGCAGCGAGCTGCCACATGGCGGCTTCTGCGTTTGGCTCGGTCGGATCTCCGACAACGCGCGCCTCTACCACCATGACAACGGGCGGCTGGCCGGTGCCGGGGTGGGTACCGGGGCGCAGCGCGCCGACGTATAGCAGGATCGCCGGTAGCGGCATGCTCTCTTCGATTTCAGGTGCCCAGCCGATGAGGGCGACGTCGGGGAATTGCGCTTTCAGGTGCGATTCAACGGCGTCGAACAGTTGTTGCAGATCAGCGAGCATGGCCGGTTGCCTTGAGGATTTCGTATTTCACTTCCTGCTCCAGTAAGACCATGAGGCGCGCTTCGATCTCGGCAGCGGCTTTGCGGAATGCGGCTTCGCCCTTGTCTGCCCAGTCGAGTTTGACGCCCTCGATCGGCATCCGCGCCTTGCCGACGCGGCGATACACCTTGCCGTCGTTCTTGCCGCCGCGCTTGCTTCGGTAGATCCACGCCTTGTCGAATCGGTGCCGGCCGACAGACACGCCGCGCCGCGTTTGGCGCGGGTTGCCTAGCCGGTGTGCCTCGATGGCGTTGAGACCAAGCCACACCTTGCCTTTGTCGGCGCTGTGCAGGAAGAAATAGAGGCGCTGCCGAACCAGCTTTTGCGCGATGTGCATTTCGGCTGAGACTTGCTTTGCCGTCTGGCCTTTTACCCAGTTGGCGCTCTTCTTCAGTGCGCGGCGCCAGGCGTTGCGCATAGCTTCCTTGCCAAGGCGGCTGAGCGGTGCGAGCGCTGCGGCGATGTCAAGCTCGGCCTTTAACGTGACGGACATGGCTCTGGCCTCAGTACAAGTTTGGTCATGCCGGAGCCATCCGGCTGCAGCTCCATGACGCTGAACACATCGCCCAGCGCCTGCACACGCGTGCGCTGCCGAACGCCGGCGGCGTCGGCATCGCGCAGGACCACGAACGGCTCGCGCAAGCCCGTACGCTGGCCGCGCACGGTTTCGACGTCCAACCACGGCGAATAGAACATGCCCATCACCGGGTCGGGCTTGCCGTCGATTTGCACCTCGTCGGAGAGCGCCTCGAAAACTGCCGTGTCGAGATCCTCCACGTGCTCCCGAAACGTCATGTCAGGCTGCCTTGCCCGTTGTGGCCGCCAGCTTGATCACGGCGCGCGGGCGGGTGCACAGGTGCAGCGGGTTGGACTGCGCTTCCAGCTCGACGGCCTTACCGAACTTGCCGGCTTCCTGCTTGGCGTAGTACGGCAGGCCGTTGGTGTTGACCGCTTCCATGTAGTCAGCCGGGGCGAAACGGGTGATGAACAGTTCCGGTACGCCTTCCGGCACGGCGTAGGCTTCGTCGTCGCCGATGTAGCCCACGTTGCCAACGCGGCCGCGATAGCGCTCCCAGGTGACGCCGCCGAAGTCGAAGGTGTCGCGCGGGTCGCCACGCAGCGAGGCGGCCATCTGGGTGTTGAGGTAAGTCTCGCGGATATCCTTGGACGTCATCAACTGCCGCCAGAAGTTGCGCCCGCACAAGGCGCGCACACCCGTGTGCGGCGTGGCGCCCAGCGAATCCTCCACCATGTCGAGCAGTTCCAGCGTGGAGGAACGCACGTCGCCGATGAGGATGGGCATGTGCTGTTGCTTCAGCCCGAAGCGCTCGAACAGGTCGACCAGGACGGACTGGCCGTCCGAGTCGAGGATCTGGCCCTTGATGGCGCCGATGCGGTGGAACTCGTGGGTGGCGTCGAGCTGGCGGCGCATTTTCTGCAGGCGCTTGCTCACCACCGTCTGCAAGGCTTCGAGTTCGGACTCTTCGCCGAAGGCGCGCAGGTTTTGCACTTCGTCGGCCTTGATGGTGGCGATTTCCGGCAGGTGCACGGCGTTGAACGGGATCACCTGACGCTTGCTGCCGACAACCACTTGCCCGGGCGAGCCGCGCTCGGCCGAGGCGACAAGCTGCAGCGTTTCGCCGTCGCGCTCGATCTGTGCGGTGGTGACGGTCATGCCCTCTTCTTCAAACAAGCCGAGAGCGGCCAGCCGCGAGGGCGTCGTCTCCAGCTCATTGATGCTGGCGGTGAGCGCCGTCATGGAAAAGGCGTCGTCATTGAACAGGGCCATATCAGCCATGGGGTTCTCCTGAATTCGGGTGAGTGCTTAGCGAACGGCGATGAAGGCCGCGAGCAGGTCGGTGCGGGCTTTGGCGTCCAGGCCAGTCAAGCGGGCTTCGGCGACCTCTGCGAGGCGCACGATGGCGGTGGCGCGGCGGTCGGCTTCGGATGCGCGCAGCGGTGCGTACAGGATGGCGGCGGCTTTGCCGTCTTCGGTGGTGCCGTACGGGACGTAGCCGGTGCCGTCGGCGTCCTGCTCGAGCAGTTGGCCGGCCGGAAGCGCATCGCCCGCCGCCACGGCGATCTGCTCGCGCGAGAGGCTGCCCGGCGCTTCGGTCAGCAGGAATTCGGCGGTTTGTACGCCTTGTGTCTGGATGTGCATTTGGGTGACTCCAATGGGTTGCTTCAGGCGAGCGCCGAAGGCGTTTTCTTGCGACGGGCGCTGTAGATGCTCGGGCCGTGCGGGCCGGTCTTGCGCTCGGTGGGTTCTTGGCTTGCCTGCGGCTGACGGTTCGACAGCCCGCTCGTGCTGGCTGCCATGACGCGGTCGTACAGCCGGGCGCGCACCTGTTCAGCATTGAGCCCATCGGCAACGAATTGCGCGGTCAGTTCGGGCAGGTGTGCCGCCGTGCACAGGCCGGCGATGTCTTTGGCGCGTGCGACAACGGCATCGATGGCGTCATTGCTGGCGAGCGCGCTGGATGCCACGACAGCCTCAGCCAGTTGCGGCAGGCCGGCGGCGCGGCAGGCTGCAAAAGCGTGTTGCGCGAGCGCGCCAGGATCTGGCGGCGGCGTGGTGGCGACCGGTGCTGCCGCTTGCGCGGCTGGTGCTGCAGGTGCAGCGGCTTTCGGCGGCTCCGCCGGCGGGGCTTCGAGCGCTTTCAGCAACGCTTCGGGCGTGTGTTCGAAGCGCGCAAGCAGTTCTCCGGTGCGCACAGACGCCTGCAGCTTGACGGGCGCCTCGATCTGATCGGCGAAGCCGCGTTCCTTGGCCTCGCTCGCGGTCATCCACGTCTCTGCGTCCATCATGGCGACGATCTCGTCGTCGGCCAGGCCGCACTTGTTTCGGTAAGCAGCGACGATGCCATCGCGCGTCTTGTCGAGCAGCTCGGCCGTCTTGCGCAATGCCGAGGCGTCGCCGGCGGCGATGGTCCAGGCGTTGTGGATCATCATCATGGCGTTTTCGGGCATGACGATGGTGTCGCCAGCCATGACGACGAGCGAGGCGGCGGAGGCGGCAATGCCGTCGACGCGCGCCGTGACCTTGCCGCTGTAGCGGCGCAGCGCGTTGTAGATGGCAAAGCCGTCGAACACATCGCCGCCGCCGGAGTTGACGGCGACGAGGACTTCATCTGCGTCCTTGGCTACGGCGTCGAGCTCGTTGACGAACGCCTTGGCGGTAGTGCCCCAAAAGCCGATGTCGTCATAGATGCGCAGTTCTGCGACCGTCTTGCCGGCGGCGTTGAGCTCGGCCTTGAGGTCGTACCACTTCCTCTGTTTAGCTTTCATCGTTGGTGTGTTCCTGGTTGTCGGTCACGTTGCCGGCGCTATCGCGCCTACGCGCGTCCGAGTCGAAAACGAGGCCGAGCCTGTCGGCGCGTTCGTTGTCGGCCGCGTTTTCGGCATCGGTGGTTTCCGGGTCTTCGCCCTGCGCGAGGATCGTGGCCGAGCGGCTGGCCAGCCCGGCGCGGATGGCGATGCGCTGGGCCTGCACGTCTTGCACAGGGTTGATGTACGGCCAGCCCTGCGGCACCCAGCGCACGCGCTGATAGAGACGCCGGTTCCGGTAGTAGTCGGGCATGGGCAGCACGCCGGACAGCGCTACTGCGTCTGTCCAGGCTGCCCACACGGGGCGGCAGTACTGGTGGATGAAGACGTTCCACTGCAACTGCTCGAGCTGGCGCCGGAACTCGCCAAGGATCACGCGCAGCGCGCGGTCGCTGACGTCGCGCAGGTCGCCCGTGAGCACTTCGTACGGCAGGCCCACGGACGCGGCGGCGGCCATGAGCTGCTGCCGCATGAAGGGGCCGTAGTCGGTGCCGGCGCCGGGCGGTTCGGCAAACTGCACCTCCTCGCCGGGGAGCAGTTCCTGCAGGGAGCCGGGCTCCATCGAGGTGAGCGCTGTGCCGTCGCCGTCGAACTCGACTGGCTGGCCCGTCAACGTATCCAACTTCACGCTGGTGGGCGCTGGCCGGGTGATGAAGCCTGCGAACAGGTTGGCCACCTCTTGCCGCACGAGCACTGCGTCGTCGAAGCTGTCGAGCGTGTGCAAGCGCAGGAGCACGGTGGCGAGCGCCGAACATCCACGCACCGCACCGGGCCGCACTGGCTCGAATACGTGCTGAATTTCCCCCGACGGCACGCGCACCGTTCCTGCCTGCGTGGCCGCGCGCCCTGCTTCGCCCGGGTGCCGCCGGTGCAGGTGGTAGGCAACGCGGTCGCCATCGCGGTCGAACTCGACGCCGGAGACGATCTCGCCGCCGTTGGGCAGCATCTGATTCAGATTGGCCGGCAGATGGTCAGCTTCGAAAAGCTGCACCTGCAGCGGCACGCAGAGACCTCGTTCGGGGCGGCGCGGGCGGACGCGGTTCAGAACCTCCCCATCGGTGAACAAGGCGCGGGCGGCCAGCGTCTGCAAGCCGTAGAAGTCGAGCAGACCATCGGCGTCGGCTTCGAGTACCCAGTCGCTCCACAGCTCTTTGAGCGCGCTGCGTACGGCCAGATCGGGATGCTCCGGGTGCGGCACGATGCCGGTACCGATGGCGTTGGTCACCAGACCGGCGATCGCCTTCTTGGCCCACGGGTCATTGCGGACGGCGGCGCGTGCACGTGTGCGGATGGTTGCAAGGTTCTGCGTGACAGAGGCGTTGGGCCCTGCGCCCGAGGTGCGCCAGGCGCGACCACGGCTGCCGGTGGTGCCGCCGGCCTCGTATGCCTGCGCCCGAACCGCTCGCTCCGCCGGCAAGACGAAACCAAGTCGGCCCAGCGCAGGGAATCGGGTCATGTGACCCCCTTGCCTGCCGAGCGCAGCCGGATCACGCGCGATGCCGGTGCGGCGTCTTCCAAGTTGCGGACGATCTCGCTGCGGATGCGCAGCATTTCGTCGACCGAGCGGTATCGGGCACGCCGGTCCTGAAACTGAACCTCGAGCTCGCCCTTCACCAGCGCACGCTCGATGCGCTGGAGATCTTGCTTTGTGTAAGCCATGCGGTTCTCTATCGTCGTTTGAGGTAGCGCGATGCGGCCACGCGACGGCGTGTGTGCGCGATGCGTGGCGGCTCTAGGGCCGGTGGTGCGGCGGGTTCGGGTGACGCTTCGTCGTCGACGGGTGCTGCGGCGAACAAGCTGCCTTGATCAAAGTGCATGCGCAGCCGGCGCCAGTCGGGTTCCTGATACTTGTGCACGCCTAGGTAATGCGCGACGGCCAGGTTGTAGACGTTCAGGTCGAGGATCTCGTTGCGGTCTCCGCGCGCCTTGACCCACTCGGTGCGCGGGAAGCCCTTCACGTAGCGCACGATCTGTTTCTCCGCCGTGAGCTGCTTGTAGAACTCGATCGGGAGATCGTTCGAGAAGTGCAGCGCACCGGGGCCGCTGGTCAGCTTGAAGCGGTTGTAGATCCAGTCCTTGGCGGTGTCGGTGCCGACGATCCACAGTTCTGCACCATCAACTTCGGTGGTGCCTTGCCATGTCACGTCCACGCGCGATGGTCGCTGCGCGATCACCGGCTTGTTCGGCTTGCTGGCACCCTTGACGGCCAGCACATGCCGCCATTGCCGCAGGCGCGTGAAGTGATAGACGTCCTGCGTGTGGCTGCCGCCTGAATCGATGGCCACGGCGCGGATGTTCATTTCCTTGCCGGAGGCGTGCAGGAACGTGGCCTGCAGGGCTTCGTCCAGCGTGGCCCACAGCGCCGGGTCGGCCGGGTCGCCCATGAAGATTTGATGGTCGATCGTCCAGCGCTCCATGCCCTCGCCCCAACCGATGATGAGCAGTTCGAGGCGGTCGTCCTGTGTGTCGACGGCTGCGGTGAGCAGCAATGCGCCAGGTGGCACGGTGCGCAGGCGGTAGTCCTCGGCGCGCTCGCGCAGTTCATCTGCGTTGGTGCGCTGCTGGGCGTTGTCCCACAGGCGCGCGAGGCGCGTGTTGTAGAACACCTGCATCAGGCCCGGATCGCCCTTCTCCATCGCCAGCTTGGCTTCGCGGTGCTCCTTGCAGAGCGCACGCCAGGACACCCAGCCGAGCGGCGCGTACATCGTCGAGAGATGGAAACCAACGGTCTCGCCGTCGCCCTGCCCGTGTGCGATCCAGTGGCCGGTCTTGAAGAGCGTGGGCTTCTCGTGCTCGCGGATCTTGTAGAAGCACGCGGGGCACTCGCAATAGACGTCGGACAGATCGTCGCTTGCGCGCAGCTGCTCGAACTCGAGAATGTGCTCGTGACCGCAGTGCGGGCAGGCCACGTAGTAGTGGCGCTGATCGCTCTGGGCGTAGAGCTCGGCGATGCGCGAGGCGCCATCGATGGTGGGCGAGCTCGAGTAGTAGAACTTGGCGTTGCGGCCGAAGGTGCTGGCACGCTTTTCGGCGATGCCGATGGGGTCGCCTTCGTTGTTGAGGTCGCGCACCCAGCGGTCGATTTCGTCGCCGTACACGTAGCGCGCGGAGACTTCTGCCAGGTTGGCTGCGGAGCCGGCTGTGTTGATGAACAACGTGCCCTTGCGGAAGTCTTTGCGCTCGGCGGTGTTGGCGGCGTCGCGCGAACGGGCCGAAGCGACGCGCTCGCGCAGGACCGGTACGGCTTCGAGCGTCTTTGCTACACGAGCGGAAAAGCGGCGCGTGAGGCTGAGTGTCGGTTCGAGCGCTAGGAAGTTGGCCGGGGCGCGGTGGATGGTCGCCGAGATCCAATTCAACGCTATCTGCGTTTTGAACAACTGCGACGCAACCATAGCGACCACGCGCAAACACGGATGCGCGGGCGACAGGCACTGCATGGGCTCGACGGCGTATGGCGTGCGCGCAGAGCGATATGGTCCGCTTTCGGCAGCGCCCGACTCGTCGGGGATCACCATGAATTCTTCGGACCACTGGTCTACCCACAATTCGGGGTCAGGCTTCAAGCCGGCCAGGAAGGCGCGGGCGAACAGTGCGGCTCCGTCGGGATGGCTCACGATGTGTCGATGGGCTCTATGGAGCCGTACCTCTCTTTCCCCGCGCGTGACAGGTCGGCCAACTTGCCGCGGTCGGGATCGTTGATGGATTCGGAAAGCACTGCGGCGCCGTGGTCGATCATGTCGTCGAGCACTTTGCGCAGTGCGGTTTCGAGATGGCGCTCGACGGCCCATGGGTCGGTCATCGAGGCAAGCTCGGGCGCGATCTGGCGCGGGAGGCCCATGATTCGGTCGCGCAGGTTGGCGCCCATCTTTTCGGCGGCGTCTTCTACGGCGATGCGGCTGACCAGCAGGCCGGAGACCCACTGGTATTCGGTGCGGGCTAGCTGTGCCTGGTAGTACTCGCGTTCGGCGCGGGCGGCTTGGAAGTCGTGGCCTAGGGAGGGGTCGGCATCGGGCGTGGTGTCTCTTGCGCTGTAGACGTCGCGGTCGATGCGTGTGGCCTCGTGGCGGGCGCGGACGGCTTCCTTTGCAGGGTCGGCGCCGCGCTTGATCTTCGCGAGCGTGGCATCGACGTCGACCAGCTTGCCGTCGGGCGTGGTGACCAGCTTCCCTTCTTTGCCAAGCTTGGTGACGTAGCTGGGCGACCAGTTCTGGCGCGCCGCGAACGCAGAGCGCGTCAGGAGGATCGTTTCACTCATGATTTCACCGTTTCACCTCGCAGGAGGTGAATTTCACTAAGCTGGAAAACTGGCCGCTAACGAAGAATCGCGGGTGCCCGCCCCCGCAGTGGCCCTTGAGCCGAGGGGCCCCCGGCCGCTTGCGACTCGAAGCAATCAGCCTTGGACGCGCTTGGATGCTGCGGATCGCAGGCGGTCAGTGTGGTGCTGTCGTGGACTATGATTGGAGCAAACTGCGCCGCACCAAATCGGCCAGGAACGCGAGCAGGACGTCTCGCCAGGAACGCAAATGAAGCTCTTAACCATCTCCGGCAGCGCCCGCCGCGATTCCGTCAACACAGCACTGCTGCTGGCATTGAAAGACGTTGCCCCTGAAGGAGTTGAGCTGTCGGTATTCCACCGCCTCGACACCTTGCCGGTTTTTTCTCCCGATTTGGAGGGACAACAGACACCGGTCGAAGTCCTGGAATTCCTTGCTCGCGTGTCAGGATGCGATGGGATCATCATTGCGAGCCCCGAGTACGTTCGCGCCATCCCTGGCGGTCTAAAGAACGCCATCGATTGGATGGTGTCGCGATTCGAAGTCATCGGAAAACCTGTTGCGCTGGCGCACGCATCTCATCGCGGCGATGACATGTTGGGATCGCTCCGGCTGGTGCTGTCCACCGTCAGCGATGGATTTCTTGACGACGTATTTCTGCGCATCCCACTGATCGGCAAAACACCGCCCGAGATCAAGGCCATATTGAAGACACCTGAGTGGCAGTCCGAGATGCGCGGATTCTTGTCCGCATTCGTAGCTGCTATCCAATCTCGACAGACTTGTGCGCATGATCCAGTCTCAAATGTCTCTTGATGGTCGTGAGCGCACCGAACAAAACAAAAAGCCCGACACGGCAATCCGGTCGGGCTTTCATTTTCTATGGGCGTGCGTCGCCCCACGAACCGAACTGTAAGCGACGCCCCCGCCCCCATCAATACTCGACACCGAATTTAACAATCCACGGCCTGATCGCCACCTTCGCCGCCGCATACACCAACGGCTGCCGCAACCCCGCACGCGGGTTCCGCCACACACCCGGCCCCAGTCGATTCCGAAACTCCACCCGAATCGCCAGCGCATGGTCGCCCGAGATCGCGTCCATCGCCGCCGCCACCTGCTGCATCTGCCACGCATCCACACTGGCCTCGTGAATGTCATCCGTCGACATCCACTGCCGCGAGCTCGCAGACCCACCGCACGTCGCATCCCGGTTCGAATACCACTTCTCGCCCGAATACTGCGCCTCCCAGCGGAACCACTCCAACAGCAGATCATCGAGCGCCTGATCCTCGCTCGTCACCAACGCAGAGTGCCTCGTCACCTCACGTGGCTTAGCGCAATACATCCTGCCTCCTCGATCCGACGATTTCATGCATACGCGCAAGGTGCGTCTTAGCCTGCACCACAGAGGCCGGCGCCCCCACCAACGGCGCATCCGGAATCGGCGGCAGATGCTCAGCCACCGCCACCCGCCACAGCGACGACCATCGCTCCTCAGCATCAGCCCAGCGCGCCGCCTCAACGGCCTTCATCCCAAACCGCACCGCCGACCAGAACACCGCCCGCGACGGCCACTCACCTTTGCCGCACGCCGCCAGCGCCGCCGCGTCGAACGCCTCCTCAGCCGTCATGCCGCACCTCGCGCAACGCCTGCCGCGTGCCGCAACCGGCCCGCATGCCACGGCATCCCAGCCACCGCCTGCTCCGCCTGCGCCTGCAACCGCGCCAACGCCTCATCCTGCTGAAGCCGCAACGCCCTCGCCCGCTCGCGCGACTCACGCACAGCGGCCGCATACGACGGCGCCCAATCAGGATCGCTCGCCCTCTTCGCGTGGTAAGCCAGCATCGCAAACGGATCATCCACACCACCCGCCGCCATACGGCCCCGCCATTCGTCGATCACCACCTGCCTCATGGCCACAGGTACCCGAGCCACGATCCGTGCAACACGCGCCCGCTCAGGCCCTCTCAGGTCAACCGGCCAGGCAAGGTCTGCTTGCCACGCCACGCCCTGCCCAACCTCACTCTCTGCAAGCCCATCCCCAACCACGCTCGTGCTCTGACCACGTTCCTCTGAGAGCCGGTGCCGCCGCGAGCGACGGTGTTGGGGGCCGTTTCGATCCTCCCGCGCCGCAGGCGTGGGGGACTCAATCTCCTTCTTCTCACGCCCCCGGCGTGGGGGGTTAGGGGGGGTGGTTTTATAGGTGTTACCGGAATACGGATGTGTGGCGGCTTTCGCGTTATCCACAGACTCCGGCACATCCGTAAAACCCGCGTCAGCATTGAACTCATAGCCATCCTGCGGGTGTATCGAACCTCGACCGGCTTTCTTTTGGACGCACGAATCCGTATCCGCCAACGGGCACGCAAAAACGAGCTCGTACTGCCCGCCAAGCCGACGCAGCAGCCCCAGCTTCTCCAGCTGCGCCAACATGCGCTGCAGCTTTGACTTGTCATGCGCCAGGTAACGCACGCCACGGCGCGCAGTGCGCTCCGTCCACTCACGCAGCGCCTGATACGAGATCCGCACCACACGCCCCACCACGCCCGTCCTGAAGTCCATACGCGGACGCAGCGCCACCAGGTACAGATGTGCGATCTCCGCACCCGCCCCCGCCAGCGCGCTCAATTCAAGATCATTGATGCGATACGCCGACACCCTCGCCTCCATAGGTGCGCGTCAAGCCCATATACCCCGCCAGCCACGCCGCGTGATGCGCGCTGCCAGCCGGATACTCGTTCGCCTCATCCAACGGACGGCCCGACAATGCGGCCGCCCTGCCCTTGGCCCAAACAGCGCCAACGGCCTCGATAGGAATGTCCATGGAATCGCCCTTACAGCCGCAGCGGCGCGGCCTTACACAGCACATCAAACACCGCCACAAACTCCGGCGACGTCGACGCAACAACGGTGGATCGAAAAGCGAGGCGCTCCGCCTCAGTTGAAATCGCGCGAAAACGCGACGCGCAGGCCAACGCCAGCGCAGAAGACTCACCAGCCGCATTGAACGGCCAAAACACATCAGCCAGCGGCCACGCGCAAGCATCCAGCAGATGCTCCGCAAACTTCGACAGCACCGGCAACCCGCGTGGCTTGAACGCCCCCGCAATGCGGTGCCACGCACAACACATCTGGTCCGGCCGGTCACACGACAAGCCCACAGCAACACGCCCCGCCTTGCAGCACGTCATACCGTGTGAAAAGCGTGGCGTGTTGCTCTGCGTTTGTGTCATGCGCGATTCAGCCCTGTCAAAAATCGATACAACCCAGCCCTACTGGTTGCCGCCCCAACCTCTGGCGGCAACACTGCCTCATCGGGTTTCCGGACCCGATGACGATCACTTCAACCCTTTCTACGAGGAAACATGGAACTTCGAAACGCACGCCACGACGCACACCAGTTGCTCTTGAAGCTGATCGAACATCAGCCGTACCTACTTCAAACTACAACTACACAGCCCGTTGCGGGTGTGACTGGCGCAGCCGCAGCGCTGCTCTGCGAGCACTTCATCGAGACCTACGCCGCGTACCTCGTCAAAACGACCGAGTAACCTCGGCCAGTAACCTCAGCTCGCGTGTCAGGGCCTCCCGGATCTCAGTCAGGCGCGCGGGCATCGTGAGATTAAAGTCGTTGTATTCCTTGACTTGGGCGCACAGCACATCAGCAATTTTCTTGGCATCGTCGCGCGACAACTTCGCCGCCCCACCGCAATTCGCTTTACAGCTTTGCATTACTTCTCCTATGCGCTCACGCGCTTCAAAAAACAGCCAATCACGCCTTGCCACGCAGCCGCTGCAACCGCTCCGCATCACGCTGCGCACGCACACGCAGCAACTCACGCAGCACCATCACAGAAGCCGTCGCCTCTTCAAACTCCCGCTCCAGCTTCCGCATCTCCCCTTCGGAGAGATGGTTGTCCGCCAGCGCCGCAGACATCGCGCGGCTCACATCCCCCACCTCGGCCAACACATTGCAAAGCGCCTCATACAGATCCGTATTCGGCAGATCCTCGCGGGCCACCTCGGGCAGCGGAATCGCCACCATCCCGTGCCGCCAGCACAGCGCCTGAATCGGCAGCTTCGCGTTCGGCACGCCAGCGCCTTCCGCGTGCTCGACAATCACCGACACCTCTTCAAACGACACGTAGTTCGTCTGCACATGCGGCAGCAGCTTGTTGCGCAGCACCGCGGCGGACTTGTCCATCCGCGCGGCCAATCCTTCAACGCCGCCCGGGTAGCCGCGTGCCACCCAATAGAGCGCGTCGTGTTGATTGATTTCGGAATAGTGGTGGCTCAAGAGGTGCCTCCTAAAGTGGGGTCATAGGGCCGCCGTGCGCATCGCACTACCGGCGGTTCTAGCGGGCGCGTACACTCGCCTCATCGTTGGAAAGGAACGGTCCAGCGTGTGGAAGCAGCCCCTGCGACGAACGCATCGAAGACGGGCCACAGATGCCACAGCCGGTATCATTCGAGGCTTGAGGCGCTTTGACGGCCTGTGTCGCCATGCAGATGGCGCGCGGGCGGAGACGAGCTCGGGCCAGATCAAATGCCAGTCGTCAGGACGAAGGTGTTTGCGCGTAACAAGTGCACACGTCTCCCTCTCGATGCCGACGCAGAACATCGGCCCCAACCGGATGCGAAGGCTGATTGCCTTGCGCAGGTAGCGGATCGTCGTGCCACACAAGCGCGCGAAATCCGCCTGCTTGTCCGGCGACATTGCGTTTAAGTAAGCCCGCAGGTTTTCCATGCGGCGATGGTACCCACAGGTATTTTTTATCTCAATACCTTAACGGGGCGTTTCCGCGAAAAACAGGGCCGGAATTTGTAAAGAATGGATAAGTACGAACGACGTCGGCAGCGGCTGGACCAGATTCGCATCTCTCGATTCGAGGGCTCGATCGTCAAACTCGCCCAAGCAATCGGCAAGGCGCAGTCATACGTCGGGCGCATGCTGTACGAAGAAGGTAAGGCGGGCGGCAAGCGCATCGGCGAAGACGTCGCGCGCGAGATTGAGCAAGCGCTCCACCTTCCGCCTTTCTCCCTCGATGCAGAAGACGAGGCGCCACCAGCGCCCGACTTCGGCGCACTGGCAATCAGTGCACTGAATGACTTGTCTGAACGGGATATCGAAGCCGCGATTGCGACACTTGAAGCGGTGCTTGCTGCGAAGAAACAGCTCAAAGGTGCAACGCCCATTGTCCGTGCAGATGGACCGAAGGCAAAGCGCTTCGAAGAAGCACCGGCAGAAGTTGCAGAGCCCTCCGACTACGGCTACCCCCCTCTTCCCAAGGCAAAGGCGCAGCGCAAGCGCGCCGGCTAAAGAATCCCGCCTCGGCGGGATTTTTTGTTTCCTGTTGAGCAGAGCGCGAATAGGAGGATTCTTATTCTATTGTTGGCCGCCCACCAACAACATGGCTGCCCGCGCGGGCCGTCAGTCGAATCAACAATGGGCATCCTCATTCAGTTTCCTCAGCCAGGCACGCGCACACCGCCTGGAAGACCTCCGTCTAGCCAAAGCGCACCACAAGACGTGCGCCTTGCTGCCGCGTATCGGCGCGACCTCGATCGCGCAGTCTCCCTGTTGCTGGAGCACGTTCAGAGCGGTGCGTACGACGGAATCGCTCTCATCCTGAAGCCGAGCTCACCTGCCCACAAGCCAGCCTTCGTCGTGGGTGGTTACTACAGGCACAAATTGACTGAGGCCGCCGATGCCGCCACGCAGTTGCACCTCGCGATCGACCTGCGTGCGCGCGAACAATGCGCAGCGGCAGAGGCCCGTGATTCTCGCAACAGTTTCCAACACCCACAGGACCATCAAGAAGGAGCCCTAGATCAAGGTATGCAACAAGCCACTCTGCAGGAAAAATGGAACGATGCCACTGCACGCTATCACCACTGCGAGCAAATGCTGCGTCTCGCGTTCAGCAAGCAGTTGCGCGCGTCGCCGGAAACGACGGCCATTCTGCTGAGCATCACACAGCTTCACATCGAGACCGTTGCCAATTGTCTTTGGGAACTTGTGCGGCAGCCCGGACGAGCGACGCCTCTGGCAAAACTCGAAACACTGAATGCGATCCAGCTTTTCCGTAACGCACGCGCTCAAGTGTCCGCCTGGATGCCGCCCGCCGGTCAGGAAGCGGCATATTTTGCGGCGAACGCGAGTGCCCTTTCGGGAGAGATGTTGCGCGACGGCGATGCGCTACTTATGGAGGTGGAAACCTCGTTAAAGCGAATCATGGGAGATCTTCCCATCGAGTCTGTGGGCACGTAGGGATGCATTCCGCCATGTATTATTAAGTGCCCCACACGCATTGCAAAATAAGGGGCTACGTCCTTCAAAAAAAGACGAGGTGGGGAATTGGCGGTCGAATTCATTTTGACGAATATGACTACGGTGGGGGGTCTGGGGCCGTTCATGCTGCAGCCCATGCCTCGACGCGGCCTTCTAATCCTCGCGGCTCTTCCACAATGATGAAGCTGCGGACCCCCTTGCCAAAGTGGTGGGCTCGCCTTTGGGCAACACCGAATTCGAAGTCGGCTTCAGCACAGCTAACTGATAGCGGAATCGGGGCTGAGGCACCCATCCGGACAGCGTCCGAAGACCGCCTCCGCAGACTGGACTTTGCGGGCCACATTGCCAGTCTGCTTTCGGAACTCAGCGTCCGCGAAGGTAGAGTGTTCGCAATACGTGGGGGATGGGGCTTTGGCAAGTCTTCGCTAAAGAATCTCATCACAGAGCGGCTTGACGAACAGAAAGACCGCGCAGTTTGGCTGGACTTCAATCCCTGGCAATGGGGCGACGGCGATGCCATCGCACGGGCTCTCTTTGGTCAGATGGCTGACCGCCTAGGAGGAGAGCATTCGACCGCCGCCCGCGCTCGTGCAGAAGCACTGCGGCGCTATGGCGAGATCCTGACAGGGGCGAGCGCGCCGCTGAAAAAGGCGGCCGATTCAAGTCCCTTGATCGCAACAATACTCACGAACGCCTCGATCGTTGCGATCGCTTCGGCCATAGGCTTCGATCTCCCCACAGCAGCAAAAGTGGCGGCTGTGTTCGCTTGCATATCGGCGGCCGCGTCGACATTTGGCCGCCTGCTATCGCATCTCGGACGCGATCGCAGTGATCAGCCGCTCGACAAGGTGCGAAAGGGGCTTGAGGATCAGCTTCGCAAACTCGAGCGCCCGCTTATCGTCTTTGTCGACGATATCGATCGACTGGAGCCTGAGCAGATTCGGATGCTCCTCCGGCAGGTGAAGGCAAACGCTAACCTGCCCAACATCGTTTTTGTGCTGCTTTTCCAGCCCAGCATCGTAGAAGCAGCACTTGATCCAGTCGCCGACGGAGACGGTCGAGCTTTCTTGGAAAAAGTCGTGCAGGTCAGCTTCGACCTGCCTTCAGTTCCAACATCGGTTGTACATCGAATATTCGCAGAAGAACTCGGCGCGATGGTAGACGCCTATGCGACCGAAGCGAACGGGTTCTCGCAGACTCGATGGGGTAACGCGTTTGTCGGGTGTATCCAGCCTTTCTTGCGCAGCATGCGCCATGCGCGGCGCTTAATCTCCTCTATTGCTATACACGTACCGCTCCATGTGGACGAAGATGTGTTCGAGGTGAACCTCATCGACTTCCTCATTTTGGAAACGCTTCGTGTCTTTGAACCTGACCTTCATGCCGCATTGTTTCGCGAACGGGAATTGGTCCTGCAGGAGCATCGTTACATGCGCGACGGGCGACGGGATGCGGATAAGAACGAGGCAGCGCGGCTCCTCGAGATTGTTTCAGAGGAGCGCCGCGCCGCCGCCCAAGCTGCAATTAAGGAGCTGTTCCCACCTTTTGAATGGGCATTCGGGGGATCAAATTATGTGGATAGCTTCCAAACCCGATGGCTCGCCGCCAAGCGGGTGTGCTCGCCGCGTTATTTCCCGCGTTACTTCGAACTCCAGACAGCAGCCGGCGAGATTTCGGAGCGTCGCTTTGTCGCTTTTCTCGACGCAACGGCAACAGAAGACGGGATCTCCGCCGCAATTGCCAGCTTGGAAACTGAAGGGCTTTTACCTTCGCTCATCGCACGACTCGACGAGTCAGTCGACCGCCTCCCGGTGGAAAACTCAGCTGTAATCCTACCTGCGATGTTTAGTATCGCGCAGAAGTTCTCCGGCGGCGTAGCGGATCCGTTTAGTTCACCTTGGCTATCGGCATGGCGTGCCACGAGCTGGTTCTTGAAACGGATTCCGGCTGAGGACCGCAAGTCTCTGGCGCTCGCCGCACTGCACAGGACTGAAGCGCTGTCCCTCGCGGCAATCCTAATTCATCTGAGCGATCCCGCGGACCGGAGCGAAAGCTCTAACGATTCTTTTGACCCTGACCTTGACGCGGAGACTGTCGAAGCGATGAAGGGCGAATGGCTTCGGATCGTAAGATCTCGCGCCGCGAGTAACTCGCTCGCCTTTGAACCAGACCTCGTCCCTTTGCTCTATCGATGGAGAGATTACTCGCACTCAATGGAGGAACCTCGCGCGTGGCTGACGCAATCGATTCGAACCGACGCGGGCTTTGCAAGCATGGTTTCGCGGATGATGACCCGAGGATCCCGCTATTCCGCAGGAGACCGAGTGTCGACGCCGCACTACACGTTCAACAAAGGAACCGTCGACGACTTTATTGGAATCGACGCTGCAAAGCAGAGGTGCGACGCGATTGACCCTTCAAACTTTCCCGAGCATGAGATTGCTTTGCGGGCTTTGAACAGCTGCCTCGAACTGTGGCTGGGACTCAGAAAACCCGGCCCCGAAGATTTTTGACCATCGACACCGCAGACATCACAACCCCTCACCCGCTTGCAGCGAGAGCACCGGTTGGGTTCGGCGCTGCACGCTCACTCAAACTTCGCTACAGCGCCAAAACTGTGCCGCCAGCTGATCTTGATTTAACGTCATTTCAAGAGCATCTCGTGCAAGCAGCGGTCTCATTTATTTCGATAGCTACTTCACCGGGCCATCCGGACCGTCAAAGCTAAGCACCCTCTCAAACTCAAATTCGCCGCACCCCCCGCTCTTAGAATGTAACGGTCCCTTGAACAACTTTTGATACTCGTTTCGAGCCCTTTGAATCTTTGTATCAATAGCCGGATGCTGCGTACAAACCACCAGGCCCGCAATTTTCTCTCCGCGCAAGAGTCCGTTCTCTTTTGCAAATTTAGTAGCCGCATGAACCTGTTTCATTGCATGGTGGACATCACCACCTTTCAACTCCACAACCACATTCCCCACATGGTCCTTGGCAAGCATCCAATCCGCACAGGTATCGTTTTTTACAAGACCCCCATCCATAAGAAATTTTAAGTACTTTTTCCTCTCTTTATTCAGAAATACAGCGTGGCTTTTCGTCCCCGGATCCGAAAGCTTAATCTTGCTGTCACTCGTTGACGTAATATTCGGATCACTCAGCTCCGGAAGCCCCCCAATCTTCTTCTTATTTTGCTTTTTCATTTCGAGAGCTCTATTTTAAGCAAATTAGAAAATTCTCTTGCAATATCTCCAGAGACATCATCGAGATAGTCCGCAGCAATCAATCCATCTTCGTCAATAATTGGCTGCAAGACATTGTCGACGAGTGCATACGCCCGCACCAAATCCTTCGGCAGCCAAGAGTGCAGCGGATACAAAGAGGCAATCAATTTTCCCTTCCCACGCTTCGACGCTATCGATCCAGCTTTAATCAAATTATTAAGCTTCGATAGGACATAGGGGCTATGCGTTGTGATAAGCATTTCGGTAGGCGAGCGTTTCGTCCCAACGATTGCAGCCAATACCTCAACAAGCTTATTTTGTGCGCGCGGAAAAAGATGCGCCTCTGGCTCTTCTATACAAATCCATGAGCGAAGTTCGCGCCAGTACCTTGGCGGCACGCCGGAGTCTGATGGGTTAATGTCAGCAAGCAACATTGCAAGCGGCAGCAATTCTTGCTGGCCGGACGAAAGCGCTGATAGTGGGATTAAACGCTTATCCGTCGTTTCAATGTAATCCTTCTCGCCATTGCGCTTCAGACTTCCACCCAATATCTCCTCAAATAAAACGCGACCCAATGGACCATAATAGCTTCGGCCGTGAACATATGCTCGGCGATAGCCATTCTCCCTAAGAGCGGAGAAGCGGCGCCCAAAAGACAAAGTCACTGGGTCCAATATTCGTGCTTGCTCAAACGCCACAAGCGTTTTGCCCACACTCGTGAAAAATGAGCGACCGGCAGGGACAAAAATCTGGCTCGCAGACAGATCTCCCTCAAACCAGCTCTGGGTTGAGCTGCGAATTATTTCTCGAATATTTATCTGCGCTTCATAAGTCGCAACTTTTTGGCTTTGCTCAGCTTTTTCGACATATTTTGCAACATTTTCGCGCAAAGAATTATAAAAATCTCGAAAATCATCTTGGAACGTAACACTTACCGAGTCAAGAAGCTTTCCTCCACTTGTCCGGCGAATAACTCTAACTCTAAAATTCCCGTAGAAGAACTCAATCGTGAAACGCTTTGCCCCCCAAGCTGATGGAGGAAACCATTCCGCAAATTCCACTGCAATGCTGGCCCGATATTCCTGGAACGGAACATTTTTTTCTGATATCCGCGTTGCATTTCCCACAATGAGGCTTGAGAAGAAATATGCAAGCTTCGACAGCACACTTTTCCCACTAGCCTGCGGCCCGATAATGACTGTTAAGCGGGATAACTCCAGATTTGCATTCTTAATGCAACTAAAGTCTTTAACAACAAGTCGGCGCATTTTTTCGATTAAATAGCAGAATGTGGACCGTTTTTGGGGATTCCGACCAAGCTGATCGATCGAAAGGGAGTATTTACCACAGCCGCGCTGTTCCGCAACCCCCTCTACGAACTAAGGAGAACTTTATGAAGACAGCGGCGCGTCCTGCGATCGACCCGCCCACCCCATTTCCGATGAGTCAAAAATCCGTCGCTTGAAGTAGAAACACCCGCCTTTCCATTACGTAGCAAGCACGGAGGGGGCGGACAACCTCTCCCGTCACAAATCTCTACATCCAAATAGACCATGAGGTATTGTTTCAAAATATACCTATAGGTAATCTCTCTGCACCTACCACGTGGAGAGCCAATGCAAGTCCCCAAGCAGTTCCTTGCTACCGTCGCATACCTTACAGGCCTCGGCCTTGTCCTAGCCCTTCACGCATACGCCCTCCATCTCGACGAATCATCCGAGACAGAGCCCACGCGCATCACCCAGCGCCAGGCATGA